TTGCACCTCCCACTTCAACAGGGCTAAGGTTTCGCCAACTAATGAAACCATCTCCTATCTTCCAGTCGGATCATCCGGCAATTTACCCACTCCCCCCTACCACCACTGGTCGGGGTCCCCCAACGACACAACACCGTCGCCATCTCTTTTGTAAATTTTCAAATTTTCTGTCGGATTCCAATCGCGAACCAAGAAGCCAAGAATCTTCTTAGGTGGTCCTCTCCTTTCTTCCAACAGTCCATTTATTTTCTCCTCTTCCGCCGGGGTGACGTAAGTCAGACCCCCTCCAAACGACCTTCCGGTAGTAGTTTTGAGACCATGAGAGTTTCGGCATCGAACGATTTTACATCTGTTCAGATAACGACGCTTCTGCACCTCACGCTTTCTATCCATCCGGCCGTGGTTGAATAAGAATTCCCTAAGGCATTCTCGTTCTTCCGGGAGGGGCTCATCATACGTAGCCTCTAACCGCTCATCAGTCTTATTCCCTTTGTCCTCGTATAATTTACAGTAATTGTCGCGAAGGGAAGTTTCTCTCTGCCAGCAGTCTCGATTTGACAACGGTAGGCCTAGCTCCGAGGGCCTTACTTTAAACCGTTTTCCGATCCTGCTATGTATAAACGCCGAGATCCACTTTCCTCCTGCTTTTTTACACGCCGTCGCCAGGTGCTGCACTCCTTCCACCTCGTCGACAACCCCTCCACCCCGCCTCAAATGGCGCACCTCTTTCCAGCGATTTCCTTCTCGCGCGAAGCATGTCGAGTTTATTTCGGCGACCCTCTCAAAGACTCCGGTTTTCTGCATGTTCACAGAGAAACCTTCGTCGTAATTGTTCTTGACCAGTTTAAACCTGGAAGAGATGAGAACGTCGTCTCCATTCACAAGAATGCGAGCGCTTTTGTCGTCCCTAGCTGCCCATCTAGCAGCACAATAGGAACTTAGGCAAAGCAAAGGAAACGAAAGATAAGTGCCCATCATTTGTCCATGGGTGACCTCACCTACTCTCCTTCCCTTCTCCACGAACTCGGCTCGTAAAGAATCACAAGCGAGCTTCCGCACGATACCTGGGATGGATGTAGCCTTCGACAAGAGGGAGCCAAGAATTGCTTCCGTGGCGTCAAGTCTAAGCCCATCCGTTGCGTTGGTTAAATCGATTGAGG